TGATTCAACAATAATCTCTTCTATTCTCATGATTTTATGAAGTCCTTCCATTCGGGACGATTGTGTTTCTGTGCTAACTTGAATATCTCAGCCGTGAACTTGGCGATCTTCTGATTTGGATTTAACTGCATTCGGTTGATTGCATTAAGAACTTGATCGATATCCGGGTGGATTTCTGTGATAATTTTACCTTTGATGTTTGCTCTAAACAGATGAATTAGTCCAGTTTTGATTGGGTTGTTAGAACAATTAAAATCCCCGCTCACTGATTGTGGTGCTCCTTTTAGCGAGGTGAGGTTGTTGTTATAACAATAAAAATCTCTGCCCACTGATTGTGGAGCACCTTGGAGTGAGGCGAGGTTGTTGTAAGAACAACCAAAGGACCTGCCCACTGACCGTGGAGCACCTTGGAGTGAGGCGAGGTTGTTGATATTACAATAAAAATCTCCGCCCACCGATTGTGGTGCTCCTTTTAGCGAGGCGAGTTTGTTATTAGAACAACTAAAAGTCCCGCCCACCGATTGTGGTGCTTCTTTTAGTGAGGCGAGGTTGTTGTCGTAACAATAAAAATCCCCGCCTGCGGATTGTGGCGCACCTTGTAGTGAAGTGAGGCTGTTGTTATGACAATCAAAATCCCCACCCCAATGTTCGTTTGGTGTGTTTGCAGTTACTTTTTTATTGTTGATGGTCAAACCAATCAGGTTCCTTCCCGCAACCGGTTCGGGTTTTGATTCAACAATAATTTCTTCTATTATCACCTTGTAGCTTCTTTATTAATGGCATTCCATGTATTTGAAAATGTAACACCCAGTGGCATAGTAATTAGCCCGTTGCCTTTATTATACAGTTGAAATGTTGTATTGTTTTCGCCTTGGCACGTCATGGCTTCCATTGTTAAAACGGCCGGCTTAGGCGGCAACTGTGTCTGTGACGATTTTTTCCGTAAGTCGGACAGTAACGCATTAATTCTAGCATCTGCTTCTCTACGCTTATTATCAAACTCGTCTGCCTTCTTCTTACTAGCTAATTCGATTTCATCAACCTTTTCATTGTGTTTGCGAACCATATCGTTGTATACTTCTGTCCAGCTCTGATCGGCGCTTAGTTTACCGTCTTCAAACCTTTTATCGCCGTATAGTTTAATACTAACTAACAGACCTAAACCAACAACTACGACTGATATCTGCGTTTTATATTTCCACAAAAATAAAAACACCGTGCTCACTTTTCTAAATAATGCAACTGGTAACATTTTGTCTCTCTCCTATTCTTTCTTGGTCTCTTCGTGTTGGTTCAATATCTCACGAAGTAATGCATTGCGATCTAAAATAATACCTGTTCCTGTTTTTACTCCGTCTTTACTATCGCCGTTTTCTTTTTGTAATTCTTTTGCCTTCTGTATATCTAGCCGTGCCTTTTTCAATTGAAGGTCAACCATTCTTAACTTTTTATCCAATTTAGCTTGTTTTGCAGTAATAGCATGTCCTAGCATAGTTGCTGCGGTTTGAAAAATCGCCCCTGAATACCTCGGTTCAACATTCATACCTAGCGAATTTAAATCTTGAAATGTGTCGACTGCCAAACGAGCTAACTCGTCCATTTCTGTGTCGGCGGCAGATAAATCTCTAACCGTTGGTAACGCTTCATCGATTTTGTCGATTGCGTTATTAATTTCAGATAGCAACAATTGATTCTCTTCTATAACAGTAGGGAAAGAATCGTCGGCAACACCATCATTGTTGCCATTGTCGTCATCGTCATCAACAGGCGCCAACGATAATAAATCTTCGAGTTTTTTACTTGGTTTCATGCTACTATTTACTACTCGAACGTAGACTGGCCGGATATTTAGTCTAGCAAATGTAAACTATACACTATACCTAACCCCAAGTCAATCAAATAGCTAAGTCACAAGGGTATATTTGGAACTATTTTCTTGCAGAAGAAGTTAAACAACAAAACATTTCGTTTTCTAAAGAAAAACAGTTCGCGAATACATATTTGTGATTCGTACGGTTTGATTATAGATCATAATCTGAATGTCACACTATTAATGCGCCCCGGAGGTAATTGACTAGCATTTTAGGCCCGCGGTGGTTTTTGCTTTTTCGCGCCCTGATGAAAGAGTTGGGCCTCAGTTAGTACCCTAAATGTCATTCCGTTTTTAACTGCCCATGCGGCTGCCGCAGCCCACTTGGCTTGATTGATTAGTAGCATGGCTTGATCTCTAGTTGATTTAGCACACTCTAATACTGCTTCTTTTCGTGGCTTAATTTCTATCAGCTCGGCTCTATTTTTTCCGTCTTTCCCGACAACCACTATAATAAAGTCGGGAACATAATTGGTTATTTTTCCTGTGAGAGGATGGCGGTATAAAATACGAACAGCCTCACTCGCCCATTGTAATACAGAAGGATGGGTGTCTAAAAAGTTCATGAAATAAAATTCCCAAGACGATCTAAACTTAGGATCACCTTTACCTATGTATTTTTGTGGGTTTTTAATTTTATAGACACCTTGGGCATAATTAGTTGACATAACCAATCCTTAGAAACGAATAGCCCTTAGTGTATATGGACTAACTTCTGCAGATGTATTCAGCCCTAAGTAACTAGTTCCATACCGTTGAGTATTAAGGAACATTGCTAAAGCTCGATTAATTTGCCTAGGTTCGAGTGTTTGAAATTCAGTAATAGCAGCAATAATGTCAAGGTCTCGTCTTGCAGCAGTGTAGATAACACCGCTAGCTAGGATTTCAGCCGCGGCCTTGTCTCCTGTTAAATTTTCAAAGAACGACATTACATAATCATTCTGCTCAGAGGATATAGTAACGATAGTATCGTATAGGTTACTAAAATACTCAGGCGTTTCCTGCTGAGCAGAAAGATCGATTTTATTTAAGTTGGTTGCTAAAGACACTAGATCACCGTTCCTTTAATCTAAATGATCACCATCATCAAACTCGTCGAGCAGAATATTGCTGAATCTACGAGCAAATTTACCTCGCCACGACTTTGGTGCGGTTTCCCAGTGTCGTTTTAATCGAGATGTAACCAACATTTCTTTAGGGAACTCTAGAAAAACAACAGTCATAACTACCCAGTTAACAAATGTATCTAACGCTAGGCCGATTAACAGAACAGGCGCGCCTAACACAAAAGCAAACCCATGTAATTTGCCCGCGTCGTAAACACGTTTAATGTTCATGACTGCTAGGTAGAAAATCCAAAGTAGATACATGCTACCAATCGAAATTGCTAGATAAACTAATAATGCCTCTAAAAACATAATTTTCTCCTTTTGTTGTTAATCCCAGATGTTCTTCTCTGTATTTACAGATTGTCCGTTGCTCGAAACCCTATTACTAGATACAATTGATTGCACACCCCTACTCGCTGCATTTTTAATCGACCGAATTGGAGATGCAATTGCGCCCCTAATTGTTCCAGAAACACTACTTGATACTGGAATGTCGACACCAGATTTTGGATTCGGGCGAAGTATATCCATACCAACTTGTGCAATTTCCGAAACGAGCATTTTAGTGAGGTTTGTGTCTTTAAATTTACCGTATGTTTTAATGCCTTTAAATGCAGCACCGAAGATATTACCTTTTTCTAGATCAGAACTTATGCTACCGAGTGTATCAAATAAGCCGCCGGTCCCCAACATGTTGGGCATACCGCCCATAATTGTTGATAGCGGACTTGGCACACCATCGTAGTGTAATTGGGCAAAGCCTTGAACCTGCCCTGATGCAACTGTTCCGGTTCTGTATAATACGGTTTCGTACTCAACGTCGAAGTCGATAGACAGCATTTCTTGTCCGCTGCTAGCATTGTGGTCACCAAAGGAACAAGATTTAATCATTGGTCTTACCAATGTGTATTCTGTAAATTGCCGTCTACTTAAACTATAGAGTCTAATATAATTAAAAAATGGTTCTAACCTAGCAGCACCAAAATCAACTGCATTAAAGCCCCAATTTTCTAATGTCCTATTATTATATAAGTGAGCATCTAGATAATTACGCTCTGGGTGAGTGGCATCGCTGTAGTAATAATTGAAATACTCTCTCCACATGTTATACACTGTGTTGGCGTTATCGTCGTGCATCGTTATTTTAACAGAATCGTATTTTACCTTAGTGGTTGCGAGCTCTTTACGATTATAAGCATTCATTGTTTTGATTTCAGGGGTAAACCTAGGCAATGACACCCGCTTTGCTAACATCCCTAATTCTAATTTTTTTGCACCCTCAAATAACGGCGCAGCAAAGACACCGAAGTCAAACGCAACATGATATATAAAAGATGGTTTCGGCGATAGACTATAATTGTTATCTACGAAGGTATGAGCAGCGTGACGCCAATCTTTAATGACGTCTGTTTTCATTATTCCTTTTCCGAAATCACCTAGCATAATAGTTACCCAAAATCAAAATCGATAACGTATTTACCGGTTTAGTAACTGGTGAAATTTTTGAACTTACGATAATTACCTTCTTTTGGTAATTTGTGAAACTTACTTAAAAGGTCTCTCTCCTTGCTTTTGTTAGATGTCTTTCTAATGTTTCTAGTTTGTTGTTGGCTTGAAAACTTTTCTTGGTGAGCGTGTATACGACGTTTTAATTTTCGGCTTAGAAACGCTAAATAATTACATAGATTCCTATTAGGAGAAAAAAATGGCACTATCTTCAATTAACAAGTTTTCGCCTTATACGCCCTCTGGTAACACTGGGTTGTTAATGCCTAAGCTCCAATATCGTTTCCGCGTTCTATTTAATAAGTTTGGCGGTTCTTATGGTCTAGCCAGTGTTGGTGGTGATCAATCTCGTGTGTTAGAATTAACTAAACAAGTTGTAGACGTCGATCGCCCGTCAGTTAACTTCAACCCAGTTGTACTCGACACCTACAACAGTAAGGTTAACATTGCTGGCAAGCCATCGTGGAGCAAAATTAACCTCACAGTTCGCGACGACATGGGCGGCAACATATCTCGTGTAGTTGGTGAGCAGGTTCAGAAGCAATTCGACTTCCTTGAGCAGGCGTCTGCTGCTGCTGCTGGAGACTACAAATTCTTAATGACACTAGACATGCTAGACGGCGGCAACGGTGCTTATGAGCCCGGCATTCTCGAATCTTGGGAAATTAGTGGTTGCTTTATTGACACTGTTAGTTACAATAAAATGGACTATAAGAGCTCAGAAGCCGTTACAATTTCGATGTCGGTTACATTCGACAATGCACTACAAACAGACAAGTCTGGTTCGTTTGCAGAAGGCATTGGTGTTGCAGTTGGTCGCACCGTTGGCGAAGTTTTATCGCCATTCTAAACAACTATATTTGTTCAAACTTAAGGGGAACTTTCGGGTTCCCCTTTTTGTTTGATAAATTAAAGATTAGAAGATCGCGGCGTAAAACTACTAGATCTTTGGTCCCCCGTGCATCTGTGCAATAAATATTTAATGACAAACATAGGTTATATCCGACCCCCGTCGCCTGATGTCAATTTAATAGGGAAACATGCTCTATATGGCATCTTAGCCGAACTGCGTCATTGAAACATGCGATGGTTCACAACGGGATATCTAACAGAAAAAAATCAACGACTGTGAAAAATGAATCTTCGGTCTTTTGTCAGATTTGCGGTCAACTATTTGACAAAGGTTTAATCACGGCCTCACACCTTAAAAAACATGGCATAACTACCACCGAGTACAAACGTCAATTTGGAAAAGATAGCCTTATGTCAGAGTCGGCCAAAAAAAGAATGTCTAGGCCCGGCGAGAAGAATGGTATGTTCGGAAAAAATCACCCCGAAGCAGTTAAGAGTTCAATAAGCGAAAAGAAAAAAGGCAAGCCGAGTACACGAAAGAACACAAAGGTCACCAACGAGCAAAGTTTGGCTAACATTCGCAATGGAGTAGAGTGTCGATCAAAAAAGCTCGCCAATGGAGAATATTGTCGGCCTCGCCGCACTTTCACAGACGAAGAAAGAAAGCATCAGAGCGAAATGCAGAAAAAATATGCATCTGAAAACAAAGAAGAAATGCTCAGACGGGCAAAGAAAGCAGTAGCAACCAAAAAGACACGAGAATATACAAGATCAACAAAAGGTGTAAAGCGTACACCAGAAGAACTGACAACATTAGCAAAATTCAGAGAGTTAGCAAACAAAAGAAAATCGTTGTTATCTGTAGTGCAATTGCTCGATCGTCTTGAAAAAATAGGGTTAGAATTACTATTTCCTGGAACCAAAACTCGGGTAACATTTGAAAGCTTAGGCGTAAACTTCGATTACACATCGAACGACATTTCGTTATTCAACGAATACACTATGCCATCGTTATTTGTTGGTGACAACCATGCAGTAACAGTTGTCTGCAAAACCTGCGAAACAATATTTAATCGAACCGTTCAGGTATTTCACCCTAATAAAATTAGAGATAACATATGTCCTTGTTGTTTCCCTCGCGAAAAAATTCTCCGTAGTTCGGGTGAGATAGAACTCGCCACATACATTGAAAACCTTTTACAAATTGAAGTAAAAACATCGTATCGTTCTGATTACCAAAGTAATGAAATCGACATCTATATTCCTAGCTTATTAAAGGGCGTAGAGTACTCAGGTATATATTGGCATTCTTTTGCGCTATTAACACAGGTAGGACAGTTGCCTACCAAAGATTTCATTAAACAAGAATCGTTTAGATCGATCGGTATTTCTGTGATGTCTGTTTATGATGTCGAATTAACACACCACGAGCGCTCAGCCAAAAACATGCTCAAATTGTTTTTTCGTAACAACATTAATGACAACAACAGCAATACTAATTTAAAGGTTGTATCAATAAAAGACAATATCTTAGTTGAGTTAATGTCAAATAATTCTCTTTGGTACGAAGACAAAGTTACAGTAGCTACGTCTACGTATGGGGTCTTTAATGATAATTTTCTAGTTGGTGGATTTGCAGTTGAAGTATCAAGCAATGACGCAATAGATCTAAAGGTAATTGTCCAAGATGCTAATCAATGTAATATGTATTCGTTTGAGGCATTTGTATTATCGTGGATAATAGACAACCTAGATCCCGCTGCAATAATCTACAAAACCGAGACTAGACTAGAAAATCGATCAGCCATACTAGATGGTGGGTTTTCTTTTTACAAACAACACGAACCTAGATTGTGGGCCATACAAAACAATAGCCAACGATTATTATGCAACGAAGACGATGATATAACCGGGCACCTAGTTTATGATTGTGGACTGTCTGAATATCGATGGACCAAACAGTAGAAACAAAAACAGGACCCGAAGGTCCTGTTTTCTTGTAATACAATGTTGCGATTATACCCCTGCTTTAATTGCACCTGGGTTCTTCAAGCGAATCGGAAGATAAACAAATTCGACTGCCCGCATTGGTTCAATAAACACATCGCAGTACATTTCGTTTCGTGCAATACGATCGGGGGTGTTGTTGCTCTCATCGACGATTGTTAGCCAATCGTAAATTCCGCGTTTTGCTAGTAGATCGCTAAACACTGAATCAACAACTGCTTTAAACTCACGGCGGGTTTGTGGATCGTTTGGTTCAAACAAGAAGCCATCAGCAACACGAGCTAGAACTGTTCTGATGTAGTTAACTAAACGAGCAACGTTTACACGATCCAACGATGATGCAAATGGGTTGCGAGTCTTTTGACCAAACACCACTAAGCCAACCTGTGGTAATGCTGTGATTGGGTTAACATTCATAGTGTATAGTGCGTCACGCATGCCTTGATTAACACCGTTGCGAACAAAGCTACCAGCTCGTAAATCAATGTAACCAAGGTCATATGCATTGTCGACCAAGCCACGACGCATACCAGCTGGTGCAAACCACGGATACGAAACGCTGTCGTTGCGGATCATAGTGCGTAACATGATGTGACTTGGCGGAACAACAATTGGATTGCCAGACAGGTCATTTGTTAATGCAGAAGGATAATAAATTCCTAAGTATGGATCAGCAGTTGATAGGCCGTTGCCGGTCTTGTTTTCAACCCAACTTACGATTTCAGTAATGTTAGTTGAGAGGCTCATCGGTGTATCACCAACAACAAATGCGATGTTTTTCTTGTCGTTGTTTAGAGCAACCATGTTTGGAATAAGCTCTGGGTAACCGGGACAAGTGATCAAATTATATTGATACACTTCTTCGCGAATCGCTTCGTTAGTATCAACAACCGCTTTGAGCGCAGAAACAACCATCGCACGTTGAGCCTTACTACCAGCATACATGGAACCGTTGTTCATCAAACCAGATGCTGTCAACCACGTGTCGCGCACTGTTGGTAGTGTGACATTGGGGAAGTCATCGTCGTTGAAATAGTTAGGCATGAACCTCTTAACGTTGAAGCCACTACGACGCATGTTAAACATCAGTGTTCCACGTGGGAATAAACGATAATCAGGGCAATCTAGGTCAACGTAGTTGCTAGTTAGCATATCGGAAATACGGGCCTTCGGATCGCCAACTGGATCACGGTTACCATCAAAACCCCAACGTGCATCAGTAAACACGATACCATTTTGTGAGAAACGATCTGTGTTGTTGATTTCTGTCCACTGTCCTGTGGTGTTACGACGATAGATACGTGGATAGTTTTCTAAATCACCAGTGTCGATCCAAAGGTCGCCAGCAACGAGCGGGGTGCCGTCGGACTGGAATTCTGGCTGTGTTGGGGACATAATTGGACCAGCTGGGTCTGTGTTAACTAGGTTGTAGCCACGAGCATCAGCACTGACGTTGCGATATCCCTTCCAGCCGCCGACTTCGTTGATCATAATATCAACTTCTAATGGCGAATTGAAATACCACAGTCTACCATCTTCTGGACCGGTAAACGGGCGATCAACAGAATATGCATATTCAAACTCTTTAAAGTTAGATAACACAATAGACATTGTTTCTGGATCGTAATCAACAAATGGGTTCGAGGAACTAAATCCAAGATCTGCTAATGGGGTTCCTGCTATGTTGCGAAGATAAACCACACCACCAAATGCGTGGGTAATTGTGATCTCTCGTGTTGATGTATTCCACGATGCTGTTACTTCTGGTGCGCCCATTGCCAAAAATTCTGTTACAACTGCCTCTGGCGCAGAGCTAGTAAGAATAATAGACTGTTCTACTAAATCTGAGCTGCCAATAACAGAATATGTAACAGCAAAGCTATCTCCTGGGGTTACTGTTGCACCAGTTGGAAGTGCATCACCAACCGCCCTAGTCATGCCCTGTACTTTACGCATCATTGGCGTGAACTTAATTGAACTGTTGTGGTATGCTGTTTTAATATACAGTGAACCAACCTGGATACCGTTGCCGCCGCCCGGTGCATCCATGCTGTATAGTGCAGATGCCTCGTCGGCATAAACCGGTGTAGCAATTGTCGACCAGGTGTCTGATTCGCTGTTATACTTCTTGAATACAATATTTGTGCCGCCGCCAATCGCACTAGACTTAACCCAAATCGAACCCGATGGGCGCGGAATAGTATCGAATGAACGCCAGTCTGGAATACCAGTGTAAGACGAAATCTGATAACCTGGGGCCCAGAATGTATTGCCAACAACGCCAGCGGTTGTTAATGGTGAACCGACCACGTTATGCATTACAACGCGACCATCTGCTGTTATGCCGTTGCCCATTGCTGTGTCGTCGGCATCGATGATAAGATGGTTGTAAAGAGCACGAGCACTAACCCCGGGAATAGCAGCAGCATTGATATCGTTAACCAAAGCACTCAATGGAACGAAACTACCAACCGCAGGTGTAGGTACAATAGACGAACCAACAGTTACAGGAATAGTGTTAATTGTGATAATGTTGCCTGCTAAAAACTCTGGGTTGAGTGCAGAACCAGTAACAGTTGGGTGGGCTCGTTGCCATTGGTTTGAACCGGCGAGTGTCCAAACGTTGTCATAACGCTTGTAGAACATGCGATTTTCGTTTGTAGTTAACACGATTGCATAATCGCCAAGTTGGCCAACGGATTCAACTGGGTAAACAACAGAACCAACAGTGATTGTTTCTAGTTCGTCATTAATTAATAATGGCTTGCGCTCGACGAAGTCTTGTGTTGATGAATTCCACTCAAAAATACCCCACTTTGTTTCGATAAGGTCCATCCACATTGTGCCATTGGCTGGATCACTAATTGGACGATTGGGACTGCCTAATAGTTGGGTAGTGTCGATATCGGCACGAAGAAGAAAAGAACGATTTGAAAGCCCTAACGCACTATAAGCAGCCATTAGACCATATTCATTTAGTTCGTGTCCGTTAATTGGCGAACCAGTTGACGTTTGGTAGAATAAAGGCTGACCAAATGTGTTGATTAATTCGCGCTGACTAGTTACAGCCTGTAGTTGAGCTGCTAGTTGTTTGGTTGTTCCTGGGGCAACACCGCCGGGAATTGATTTGTTTTCGGCTGTTGCAATAACGACGAGCGGAACAGTGCCAACAGCGGTTGGTGCATATTGACTCTCATCGGTTACGGTAATTTCTAAACCTGGTGATACTAAGGCCATGTTTTTCTCCTAATAATTGATAATTCTTGGTTGTTCCCACAAAGATGAACATACTCAGTGATATTTACCAGCGGAGCAAAGAAAATGGAGTTTTGATAGTGGGTCTCAACGACGACTAATGACCATCGTTCTGCCTATTTCTGTTAGTTTTTTGAGTTGATTTTCGGTCTTTTTAAGCGAAAACGACGCCGATTCTAGCCGAATCTGTAAGGTGTCTGATCTCTCAGCATCCTTGGTCTTAGTAGACCTAATGTGCTTTCTAAAGACTTCTAATTCAAACCTAAGTGATTCTATTTTTCGCTGAGCAGACAATAGGCCACTAGCCAAATGATATTGTTTCAGCAAAGTGAACAAACAGAAAAAAAACGCTGACCTTTTTGTTTCAAATTCAGCAATTTTTCGTTTTTCGCTAATATTAGTGACTATCCAGATCTTTGATTGGTTTTGTTCTACTTTGAACTTACCAATAACAAACGAATGATCATTAATGTCTAAACAACGAGGTAATCCATTCTTTGGAATGCTAGCTAATTCCTCGCTGGTAATCTCTAACAATGACCTAAAGAAAGAATCGACTTTGTTCATTCTTTCAGCCGAAAGATTTCTTTGCCGTCTTTAGTTACCGTCCGATCAATAGCACCACGACGATACATTCCATCTAAAATGTGTAGTAGATGTTCGTCTGGTTTTTTATCAATACTAGGATTGGGGAACATACCTTCTGATTTGAGTAGGCGCAATGCAGCTCGTTCTTCAGAAGAAAGAGGCATAGTCATTCCTGGGACGATTTCGTAGATTCGCATGAAATTATTTACCGACAAAAGAACAGAGGGTCAAAAGACCCTCTGTGTTTAAACATAAATCAGTAAGTGGCCTTACTAATTAGAATGCCATTGAAACAACCGAAGCACCGGTTTTAACAGCAGCAACAGCAGCTGACATAGCAGCTATGTTGCTAACAGCAACGCCAGACATGATAACATTGGCGCTTGTATCTACACCAGCGGCGAAGGCGCCGATAGCTTCGAATGTGCCAAACAGACCGAGTGTTGTGACGATTGAGTTCATTTCATTTTGGGTGATGGCTGCGCCGCCAACGATTGTGAAGAATTGAAGTTCACGACCAATGAATTGGCCAGTTTTTGCGCTACCATGAACACGAGTTACGATTGCCATAATATTTCCTTTCTAAAAGTGTTTGCACTTGAGCTGTGCATACTGTTATTTATCAACTCAAAGGAAAAATCTTTCTTAGACAGACAGCCTCGCGTGGTGTTCTGTCCATAGGTCTAGTTGGTATCCTTTGTTACTAAACTCGTGTCGCAGTCTCGATAGAGTATTGTACTTTGTACTTTCTGTCTCGCTATCCCACGTTGTAATCACACGCCGCATTGGTTTGTGGTTTGATACACGCAAATAGTCTTCTAATCTAATAATAAAGTATTCATCATGCATCGACATTTTTTGTCCAGAGCCCATTTCTCGAAAATATTGTTTTAGCTGAAAAAATGGGATTGAAATACTGTGATTTGGCTGAATTATATGTTCGTAATTCTTTTGATTAGTTAACACTACAATTAGGTTATGTAGATCGGTGCCGTCAATTCGAAGTTTATTAAACTCCATAAACCTCATTGTTCTATCGGCATAGTCTGCCGCTGCCCTGGGCGCAACATGCCTTAATATTTCTAGTACTAAGATCATGAGCATGACCAATTCAGCTAGCTGTTCTACTGTTCGAGACTTAAAGTGATGCTCTCCTTGAAAGAGCCTACTTTCTGCTATCCCTTGTAAGAATGGTAGGTCCATGATTACTGTGCGTAGTGTGTTGCCATTAATCCCACTAATTCTGTTGTGAGTTTTTCTATTGACGGTAATTGCATGTCGTTGAGTGCATTGATATAAGGGTCGGCAGCGGTTTTGTAAGCAGCCGGTAGTTTCGGGTTGGTGTAGATTGTCTGTTGTTTAATCCAGCTTCTAAACGCACCGATATCAACCTTTGCGTTTTTGTTTTTCGCTATTAGCCCAGACGCATACTTTTTCCACGATGCTAGCAAAACTTTAGCCAATTCCTTGGTTGTGGATGTTTGTGCTTTGTTGTCCTTTAGCTCTTCTTCTAAGTGTCGTAAACACAATTCAGTTAGAAACTTTACTGCATTACCTATTTCGATTTTATTGCCCCATTTGTTCGGGGAAAACTGAGACTTACTAACTAGTTCGCCCACAAACTGTTGCCTATCAAAAACTCGAATCACCCATTTAATGAAGTTTTGAGTAATTTGAACATCGAATCCCGGGCTACTGTTTGTTATTGAAAACTCAACCCATTTATTGTAAAGCTCTGTTGCCATTACTGGAGCTTTTCTAGCATTCGCCTCTCTTTTTGCTGCTACTTTTGATTCGATTTCAGACTTAATGAACGCACCTAACGCCGCGTCTTTAATTGACGTCCCCGATGATAGTGCAGTTAGTCCGGCGCCAGCAGCCCTTATCGTGGCGATGGCTTTATCTGCAAACCCTTCATCTAACGGAAACATCTCATTTATTAGCATTTTTTAACTCTTTTGTTTTTCGGAGAAACTTGTTTTTGTCTCGGAGGCGAATTGCAGCTAACAATCGCTTCTCTAACTCTGCCGCTATCTCTGGACTATACATTTCGTTCATAAACTCGATAAGGTTTATAGCACTATGGATAATATTCGATGCGCGAGAAGCAACAATATCGTTCTTGTCGCGTTGAATGGGAAACTGTTCTAGTTCCTCTAATATCGATTTTACATTCCTAACCAAGACTATTCCTTTTCCGATGGCATCTATATTTACCTTGCTTTAGGTGAGAGACTGTAACGTCTCTGTTTTACGTTTTACGTTTTGTTTTTGTTGACAACGTTAAATGTGAGTTTACCGCAGTCCCAAATTCTGTCGAATCCGTTTTCTAATAGAATTGTTGATTTCTCTTTGTTAGCTTTTTCTTCTAGCGACAAAGTTTCTAGTGCCTCTTTTTCTGTTTTTAAAATGAAAGAGTGCTCTCTCCAAAACAAACAACTCGGGGGTGTTGCACCTAAAAACTCGTAATTTGTTTTTTCTAGGTGTGACACAAGCGGTAATCTTCGATCGATATGAATTTTTAAAACAGGCACGCCCACGTTCTCAAAGAAAAAAGATGTTACCTGTTCAAACCCAGATACTACATTCTTGTTTGATGCTTGACAGTATTGAACAACCTCCCAACTGTTTTCTTTTTTAGATTTACTCGGGTTAAAAGACGCAGCTGCAACCAAGCTTCCTTCAAAAAATAATCCAATAGACAATTTAGATTTAATGTATCCGTTTAGACTGTTCCCTTCAAAAAATTCTTTCTCTTCGTCTTTAGGTAACAACTTAACAAAACATGCCCCTGCGTCGATTGTTTTTAAGTTGTCGAGGCTTAAAAGTAAACAAAGGATTGACTTTACAATTTCCTTTTTCAGTCGCCATTCGTTTTCTTGAACATGGAATAACTTGATTCCTTTCTTTTCTGCAAGTAACGTCTTGTTCAAATGGTATTGTCTATCTTTTCGACCATTAACTTCTGAGTGCCAATAGACACCATTGCATTCGATTCCTATTTTTAAATCCGGGATAAAAATGTCAATGTGCTTTCCGTTTAAAATAGTGTTGTTGTCTATCTCGATTTTTCCTATGTAAACTGATTTAATGAAATTGATCATTTCCTCTTGAAAACTAGAAAGCCTTTTAATATCGATTTTGTGTTTTCTCAGAATTGCAAAAATATGGCTATGTGAAACTCCAGTTAAATCTGCCAACTCTGTAGCAGACATGGTTTCTAACTGTTTTTCAATTCTTGATTTGTCCCTCAATAATTCAATTGAATCTAATGATAGATGTTGCTGTTTCCATGAAGGTCTACCAAATCTTTCCTGAGTTGTTTGTTCTTGCTTTTTTCTTATACTAGGGTGCTGAAGCGGCCGTTCGACTCCGTATCGCTCAACTAGCGTCTTTTTGATCTTTTCTTTAATCTCATCTGCTTCAACTGGACTATTTGCATTGTATTTTTCTTGACATGTCTGCCTTCTCTTTCCTAAAATCTGTTCTTGTTCTTCTTTTGATTTGCTTTTAAAAATAGTTTTGGCAAACTCTGAAAATTCTTTCGTCAATGAATAGTTAGTAACTCCGTATCGATCTATGCAACGATCTTTAATTCGATCGATAATTACCTGAGATTGGGCAGGATTTCTAACTCCGTGCTTTTTTAGAGATGTTTCTTCTCTCACCGATAAGGTTGCTTTAACTGAACAACTAGTAGAACAGTACACAAGATACCTTTCATCCCTATACCAGCTCACTTCGTTTTCTTTACAGTGTGCGCATTTTGGAACACAAGATAGTTCACGTAGAATGTGGTATATTCGCCTTCTCATTCTTGTGTCGTTTGGCAAAAAGCTAGTTTCGCGCTTAATGCGATGATACCATTCGGTTAAGTTTCGTTCGTTCCACCATTTGAGCGAATTTAAGTTACCGTTTAGTTGATTTCGTTTGGTGAAACAGTTATTCAAAACAAACTGTTTTAATTCTTCGTCGACCATATGACCGTTTTCCCTGCGCGAATATCAGCTAATGCCTCTTTTACTTTGAACGACTGGACTTCGCCGGATATGTTTGGTGTGGCTGATGTTGTGATGACTATCTCGCCGGTTTCTGGATCGATTATCTCTGTTTTCTTTTCAGTAAATTTATTTGGTGACGTTACTGTAGACTTGGCTTGTAATTGTTTAACTAGTGCGTTAGGCGAAATCCCACCCATAGGTGCATCTTCGCCCAAATCAGATAACCGCATAGTGTCGACATCATATGCAAGGTCAATTTTGCTACCAACTCCTGAACTAGAGCGAGTTTTAATTAGCTGCAATTGATATCGGCCTCGTTCTTTCATTGCTCGCGATGTGTAAATTGCAAATACGTTATCGGAGCTATTGATCTTACTTAATCCGCCAGAAATGTGTGCAAAGTTTATCTCAACCTCGTCAATTGATGATCTATTGAGCTGCGATGCAGTTAGACAAACGGCCCTTTGTTCGATTGCAAGGTTTCTTAACTCTTCACTAACATACTTGTCTTTAATAAACATGTTAGATGGGTCAACCTTAACTGTTGCTGGCATTAGTAGATCTAGATAGTCTACACAAATAAAATCAAACTTTTTATTGTTGGCAATCTCCCACTCCTTCAAAAATGCACGAATATCGTTTACTGTTGACTGTGCCTTAACCATCTTAAAAACAAGTGCTCCGGCCCTCTTGCCTTGCATCTTAACTTTCAACTCAGTGTCGTCGAGGTTCTTAAACAAAGATTTTGTGCTTTGCTCAGTTAACATTGCATCGACTCGCATTGCACATAACTCTTCGCTCAGCTCTAGTGTGATATACGCACCAACTAACCCCTGCAACGATAAGTTTAGCGCCCAGTTCTGCAAGAAAATTGATTTACCAGTTCCTGATGCGCCAGCAACTACATTTAATGTACCTCTTGCCCACCCACCATATAACTTAGCGTCTAATGTGTCCCAACCTGTTTTGATTTCGCCGCTCGATTCTCGAATTTTCATTAATCGTTCTTTAGGAGATTCGTAATAGTTTGTTCCTAAATCCCGCGTCAGCCCGACCTGAACAGCATCTTTAATGAGTTTTTCTACAGGCTCGTATTCGCCCTTTTCTAAATGATCTGCTGCTCTAAGAATGGCTCGTTCGAGTTCTTGTCTCTTGGTGAACTTTTCAAATTCGTCTAGGAACCAATCTATGTATGCTTCTGCTACGTTTTCGATTGGCTTAAGCTCTTGGTTATCAATTGCGTTGATTTGTTCAAACGAAGGGACTGCATTGTATTTTTGGCTAAACTCTTTAATAAAAGTAGCAATTTTATGTAAAGAACGATCAAAGTTTTCTGGGTTGTAGATATTTTGAACGCGAGAATAACACATTGCTTCAGACAGCATCATTTCGATGAATAACCTTTGAACTTCTTTAGTAAACTCTGTCATTATTTTTTCTTGGTACTTAGTCCGAATTTCTTCTGCATTAGTTGAATTTTAACTGAACTTGTTTGGGCGCCATCTAAAATAGATTTTAACACAAACACGCTACCGTATCGTTTAGTTGCATCATTTACATCTTTGATTGACTTATCTTCGAACCAAAACGGAAAACTAACGCTCCATCCGAACTTTAGTGCATATTTAATTAATTCTCCGCCAGCATGATCGTTGTCTGGAACTACAATTATTTCGTTACCGATACTGTCGATTATATTCGATTGTTTTTCTGAGATAGTGTTTCTTAATACCGCTATCCCATCAACTGACATCGCATCAAACGGTCCTTCGACCAAAACAGTAACTTTTCTCTTATATTGGTTTTTAGTGTTAAAGACATAACCACCATCAACTGAGTTTATATATCGATATTTTAAGTGGTCTATAAATCTTGTGGTGTAGCCAACATATTTGTCTTGCCACTCAAACGGTATAATGAATTGTGATGGGCTGTCCGGTGCCCAGTGAAAATTGTACTTTTCGATATTAATTTTTCGGCTGGTTATGTAGTTTATGCATGTTAGTAAATCAGGAGAGACAGGACTATTAGTTTCAGCATAATACTCTAACCATGCGGTAATTGGCAGAGATGTCTTTGGTAATTCGTGTTCTTCGAACGAAATCTCTTCTGGTTCGACAATCGATGGAATTTCTAAGTCTGGTCGAAACCGTTCTGCCCACTCTCTAACCCTAATCGCTTCTAATGAGGACAGGCCAATTTCAGTGCTCGACATGCCCATCCAGCTCAATAAAGCCTTCATCTTAATCGATAAGGCTTTCCCTGGCGTATATGAGGCAGCGAAATTGCAGTTAAAACAATGATAAACAACACCCCCGGTTGTATTGTCTCTTAGAAGACCGCCTCGGTGCTTTGTGTCTGGGGTTTCTCCCCTGTGTGTGCAGCAAACAGCATTCCCAGTTAACCAGCCAGACGGGGATACACTGGTTTTGCCAGTCGATTGCCAGGCTTGATATATACGGTCAGAGACTAGAGTAAGCACCTAGTCATTGTAAATAAAGTTTTGGAATATTGCAAGTGAAACGGTTATGGCTTTACGAAGTCTTTCCATTCGGGACTATTGTGCTCTCGTGCTAATTTGAAGAGCTCGGCCGTGAACTTGGCAATTTTCTGATTCGGGTTCAACTGCATTTGATTGATTGTATTGAGGACTTGGTCTACCTCTGGGTGTATTTTTGTGATAATTTTACCTTTGATATTTGCTCTGAACAAATAAATTAGTCCGGTTTTGATCGGGTTGTCATTACAATAAAAATCCCCACCTACCGATTGTGGCGCACCTTCTAGTGAGAT